ATGACAGAGCTGGAAAAATACCAGGCCTTCCATCAGCGCATCCGCCAGCGGAAAGCCGATATTCCCGGTGAGCTGGAAGCCCTGCGCCAAGCCGGAAAGGGAAAAACGGTGCAGTTCAAGGAACTCCTGGCGGAGAAGATGACCGTAGAAATGATCCTGACCCAGCTGCGATACGCAGGATTGGAATAACTGCCAAAAAGAGGCGGAGGGGCTAGCCATCCCTCCGCCTCCTGCTTTACAGCAGTTCCAACGCCGCCTCGGCTTCCTCCGGCCTGTTGAACACCGACGCGGAAAACCGCACTGTGCCTGTGTCCGCCGTCCCGGCGGTGAGATGGGCCAGCGGCGCGCAGTGCAGCCCTGCCCGCACGGCTACCCCCTGCTCCGCCAGACGGTCAGCCAACGTCTCCGGCGGGGTCCGGAGCGGCACGACACTCAGCACTGAACTGTTCCCCTCCGGGTCGTCAAACACCTTATAGCCGCCCTTCCGCTTCAGGCCTTCCGCCAGGACGTTGATGACCTCCGCTTCCCTGCGGGCGATGCTCTCTATCCCCATCCCCTGGACAAAACGGATGCCCTCCGTCAGCCCCGCCGCTCCGTGGATATTCTGCGTTCCCGCCTCCAGAGAGGATAATCAATTATGTAATCACCGCTTTTTTCGCCATGGCAATCCCCCCAGAGGCAACGCTCTGGGGGGATTGCATGGATAGGCGAACGTATCATCCTGGCAGTTCCGGCAGCGTCAGCCCCTCAAGGGCGTCATCCTCCATCGCCTGTCTGACCTTCCTGCCGACCTTAGTGCTGAAGGGGTTGTTCTCAGCTTTCCAACTCTTGTTCTGGACCTGCCACAGCGCGGCCTTCTGCTCGTTGGAGAGACCATCCAGCCCCTTGATAGCCTTTTTAGCCTCCTCCTGGCTGACGTTCCCGTTGCCGTCGTCCGCGGCGGCGATGGCCTCCTTGGCCTGGACGTACTGCTCCGGGGAAACTCCCTGCTCATATCCGGCCTGGACCTTGCGGTACTCGCTCTCGCTGAGCACAGCCCCCAAGGCGGCCAGCTGCACGTCCTCGCCCAGTCCGGACCCCACCACGGCCCTGGCCCGCTGCAAGGCGGAGACCTGCTGTTTCCCCGCTTCCGGCTCCAGCCTGGAAAGCACCTCGGAGAGCCGGTAAGCGTCCCCGCTGTCCAGCCCGGCCCCGGTGAGCTTTCCGTACTGTCCCGCCTCTGCCGGAACCATGGAGTAGTATCTGAACTGCTCCTTGACGGCCCCCGCCTGCTTTCTGGGGAAATTCTGGTCCGCCCACCGGGCCAGCTCCGCGGCCTTCTGCGCGGCGGTCCGGCCCTCCCGGTCCTGAATCTCATCGTACTGCGCATAGGCGGCGATGGCCTTGTCCCAGTCTATCCCGGCGTCCAGCAGAGCGCTGAGCTTTTCCGCCCGGCTCTCCGCGCCGGTGAGTCCCCGGTACAGCTCCAGTTTCTGCCGGTCCGGCAGCTCCGTGCCGCTGACTGCGTCCTCGCACAGCCGGGCCTTCTCCGTGCTGTCCAGCTCCCCGTCTCCGCTGATCTTCCGCCAGTCCAGAATGACGTTGTAGACCTCCTGCTTGTCCGCGCCGTTGGCGGTGAGCTTCCGGTAGAGCTGCGTCTGTTTTGCCGACAGCGGTTTCTCGCCGGAGGCGTAGTAGTCCCCGGTCTCCTCCAGGGCGGAGGTGCCGAACAGGGCGGCCCGGACGGAGTTGAAGGGGCTCGTGTCCACGGGATACATGAGCTTCGCGTCGTCCCCGTATCCGCTGTACCGTCCGCCCCGGATGGCGGTGTCCAGGCCCTGGAAGGTCTTTTCGGCCTGCCGGCCGCCGGGGACCACATCCCCGGCCAGGCCCATGAGCTGCCTTGCCACCTCCCAGGAAAAGCCGCCATCCTCCTGCCAGGCGTCCGCCGTCCGCTGCACGCCCTGCCCGATGTCCGGCATGGGCAGGGAGAGGTCGCCGATGCCGAAGAGCGCGCCCAGATTCTGCACCAGGGGCGCATCATTGAGCATGTCGCTCCCTGCCGCCTTGAGTCCTTCGCCCAGGTCAAAAGGCCGCTCCCCGTCCTCGTCGTCGAACAGCTTCTCCCCGGCGATTTTCTCCCACCCAGCGTTGAGGAACGCCTTCAGCATGGCGTTGACGGTGATCCCCAGGCCGCTGGCGACAAAGTTGGCGGCGATGCCCAGCACGTCGCCCTGGGCGGGGGTGCCGCCGTAGAGAAATTCCGCCGTCCGGTTCAGTAGGAAATTCCCCAGCAGGATCTTCACGGCCAGCCCCGCTGCGGCACGTGCGGCCTTGCTCTTACCCTGGGTCCTGGCGATCTCCCGGAAGTCCCTGGGCAGGTCCTGGCTCAGGTGCTCCCAGGTGTTGAGGGCTTCCAGCTGGAAGGTGTGGAGCATCCGGGAGAAGATGCTCTTCTCCTGAAAGGCCAGGGGGGCGCTTCCCTTTGCCCGGCTGCCCATGACCTCCCGCCCGAACCGGTCCGCGCTGCGCATCGCTTCTTCATGGCTTTTTCCCCTGTCGATCTCCTGAAGATACTTTCCCCGCACGGCCAGAGTGGAGAGGTAGCCATCCACAAAGTCCAGGGGCTGGAAGAGGGCCCCGGTAATCATCTCCGAAGGAGATGTGGCGATGTAGTTGAGGCCGTTCTTCTCGGTGAGAAAGTCGCTGCCCTGGGCCCAGTCGCCCCGGCGGAGCCGCCCGTTCCAGTTGTCCCGCAGGGCCTGTAAAGTATATTTTGTTCCCAGTTCGGATTGAATGATGGGAAGCTGAGAGGTCTGGTTGAGCACGCTGGAGAGGTTCCCGGCCACCTGAGCCCTGGTGAACAGGCGGTTGAGCTTGTTGCCCAGGTTGAGGCTCATACGCCCGAAGGTGCGCTCCATGTCCCGGTCGGCGAAGAGCTGCTTCCCTGCCAGCTTGTTGGCGTAGTCGTCCATCCAGACGGCCAGCTGGCCGTATTTTGTAGTGTTCTGCACACTCTCGTACAGCCGGTCCGCATACTCGCTCATTTTCCGGTCCAGGTCCGCCGCCGAGAGACTGGAGCTGCCATCCAGGGCTCCCTGGTCGATCAGGAAGGCCCGCTTCTCCTCCGGCGTGCGGTACTTCAGATTTTCGGCCCTGCTGAGGTTCTGCCGAATTTCCTCCGGCGCGTAGGTCTGACGGAGGAACTTGTTGGCTTCGCGGATTCGGGCGATGTCATCCGTGTGGTAGAGCACGTCCGACAGGTAGTCCACATACTGCTCAAAACCGCCCACAATGTCGTAGTCCGTGTTCTCGCCGGTCCTGGTCTGGAAGTGGGGATTCCACCGCTTCCCCGGCTTGAAGTCCTTGGTCCGTCCGGCGATGGAGGTGGGCAGCGCGCCGGTGTCGGCCCCAACGCCCAGCTCCTGGAAGGCCCGCCGGACCCTGCCCAGGCTGTCCTCCGACTGCATGTGGGGGGCGTAGCCTTTGATGAAGCCCACGGGCTCATATCCATGGACGGTGAGAAAATCGTTGATCGCCTCATAGAACTGCCCGTAGAGATCCGAGTAGAGCTTCACGGCGTTTTCGATCTTCACGGTGTCCGCCTTCTCCAGCTCCTCCTGGGCCTCCAGCCACACGGCGTACTGCCGGGCCAGCTTCCGCCCCTCCTCGTCCAGCCGGAACTCCCTGGCGGCGTCCTCCATAGCCTGCCCGTTCCGGAGGTTTTCCGCCGCGCTGCGGATGGCCGCTCCGGTCTCCATCCCGGCGGCGATCTCCTCCGCGGCCCGGCCCTCAATGACCTTCTGGACCAGTGCGCCCTCCCCTTTGGTGAGGGCTCGCTCCTTTCCGTCGCCGCACTTGATCTTCCGCACCTGGTCCATCATCCGGTTGACAAAGCGATAGCGTTCCCCCTCGTTTTCGGCTACAGGGGTAAAGAGCCACTGGTTGATCCGCTCCCCGGCCTCGTCGCCGAACAGCGTCCGCATATTCCGCTCCGCCGTCCGGTTGTTGAGCATGAAGGCGTCTCCCAGCACAGCTCCCAGCCTGCCGGTGAGATGTTCCTTCTCCTCGCTGGCCGCCAGGGCGGGGCCGAGAATAGCCCTGGCCTTCTCCTGCTGGGCCCGGCTGATGTCGGCTTTCTGCTGCCTGAGCATGTCCAGACCGAAGGCCCGCTCGCCCATATAGTAGTCGGCCAGCTCCATGACCCGCTCCCCGTCCATGGTCTTCGGGATGTCCTTCTCCGTGTAGATGCCGGACGCAATACCGGAGGCGAAGTTTTTCTCCGCCTCGGAGGCGTTGAGCCGCTTCTCCGCCCGGCGGATGGCCTGCCGGGCCTGCCGGGCCGCCTCCTGCCGCTGGCGGAGCTGTCCGGCGTTCCGGTACTGGTCCGTCACGGAGCCAGTGATCCGGATGCCTAATTTCTCCATGGCCTCGCTGCCGTGGAAATCCTCCCGGTTGACGGTGCGCAGCCGCTCCTCCCTGGCCTGGGCGGCACGCTGCTCCAGCTCCCGGACGTAGGTATCAATGTCCATGCCCTCCGGGGGCATTCCCGCCGGGCGGGTCTTTCCGGTGTCCATGCTCCGGGACGCCCGGTCCCGGAGGATCTGTCGGGCCTGGGCCACATAATCGTCCAGCTCCTGCCGCCGCCTCTGGCGTTCGGCCTCCCTGGCCTGTCGCTGCGCCTGGTCCAGGCCCCGCAGGGTATCCCGGTAGCCCTCCACGGCGTCCATGAACCTCTGCCGGTAGCTGTCCCGGAACCGCCCGGCGGCCTCCTCGCCGCCGTACTGCCGGGCCTGCTGGTCCAGGGTGAGCTGCTTGTTGGCAGCGTTCCGCAGAACGTACTCCAGCCGGGCGATGACGCCGCCCATGTCGGTCTCGTTCTCGTCGAACCTTCCCCCGAACCGGCCCGCCAGCTCAGCGTTGAGCTGATCCAGCCCGCCGTCGCTCCTGTCGTTGGTAAAATAGAGGCTCTTTCCGAAGAAGAACCGGCGCATGGTGTTCCAGTCGTCGCCGAACTCGGCCTTGAGGGACGGGTCCGCGTAGACCCGCCGTCCCCGCAGCTCGTGGGCGATCTCCCGCAGCTCGCCGGCCTCCGGGGTTTCATCGTAGACCTTTGCGCTGTCGTAGGCTTCCTGGAAGAGGGCGTCCAGGTGCGCCGCGTCCGCGCCGCTCCGGATTTCGTCCGCCAGGTTGCGGAGGTAGGACTTGCTGGTCTCCGGGAACAGCGCGGCCAGGTCGTCGGCCAGCTTCCGGACGGCGGCGCGGCGGCGTTCCGCCGGGACGGGCTTCTGGTCCTCGTCCGCTGAGAAGCGGAAGCTGTCCTGATCGGGCAGTTCGGGGAGACTCAGGCCGTTGGGGTCCCGGCTGGGCGGCTGTACGGGGAGTTCGGGTAAACTCAGCCCCTTGACATCCTGGGCGGGCTGTGGTATAGTACCTCTCGAAGAAGCTTCTCCACCCCTTTGAGCGCCGCCTTTGGCGGAAGAGCCGTTAATGGTGGGGAAGTTTCTTTCTTGCCCCTTGACATCCGGCCCGCCCTGTGGTATAGTATCTGGCGAAGAAGCTTTCCCAACCTTTCGAGCGCCGCCTTTGGCGGAAGAGCCGCTGACGTTGGGGAAGCTTCTTTCTTTCATATTCCCAACGTGATATACCACATTCCCCCGGTCGCTCTGCGCCACAGAAATATCAATACGATAATATTTCCCGTCAAAGTCCCGGAAATAGGCGGTCCGGTACTGCCAGCCCCTGGACGCAAAGTCGCCATGCAGTCCATCGACGTCCAGCTTACTGCTCTGCCGCCTGGACACCTGGGCCAGCTCATCAATATGGCTCTCCGCGTTCAGCCTGGCTTCGTACTCCCGGTCCGTCATCCGGGACCCGTCCGGTCGAAAGGCGTGCTTTGCCTTCCCTGCGGTATCCCTGGTCAGCAGCAGGGTGTCCCCGTCCTCGGTGAGCAGGGCCACGTCCTCGCCCTTTCGGATTTTGTAGTTGATGTAGTCCTCCACCTGTTCAGCCCAGACCTCCGGATCCTGTCCGGTGATGACCTGCCGGTCCGCCTGGACGTACTTCTTCCCGTCCGCCGTGTGCTGGATGGAGTACCGCTCCGCGGGCGGCCCCCGGCTCTGATAGGCCTGTCCCTCCCGCTGGGAGGCCATGTCCCGCACGGTGTCCTGGTAGGTGACCGCGCCGGTGCGGAAGGTATCCTTCCCGGCGTAGGCATCCGCCAGCAGCTCCTCCAGGACGGTCAGCAGCTCTGAATCGGAGAGCTCGTAGTCCCCCTGGAGGCCCTGGAGCCCATAGGCCCCGGCGTACTTCTCCCAGTAGGTCCCCAGCTTTTCCCGCAGCTCCGCCTCGCCGTACTGCTCCAGCAGGGCGTCCCTGGTGGCGGTCCGCAGTCCGGCGTCCTCCTGGCTCATGATGTGGTACCGCTCGTGCTTCCAGATGGCGTCCGCGTCGTACCTGGTGTGGTCGATGCGGACATAGACTTCATCCCCCCGGACTGCCCCGTTGAAGTCGAAGCTGTCATCCGCCGTCTCCGGCTTTCCGGTAAACAGGTGGGGCTTGTAGCCCATCTCCCAGATTTCGTCGTAGACCTCCGAGAGAACCCGGTCGCTGCGGATGATCTCCTCCGGGGCCTCCAGGAGACAGGGACGGTCGCTGCCAATGTCCAGCCCCAGGTATTCCCTGGTGCTCACCGGCTTTGCCCCGCTCTCCCGCACTGCGTCCGCCCGCTCGATAGCTTTCAGATTTTGGGCTCTTATAGCTTCTTCAGCAATTCCAGCATCCGGTCCTTGACCGCCTCGCTGGCCTTGGGCCTCTTGCCCTGCCTGGAGGCTTTGTACTGCTCCAGCCTGTCCTGCGGGATCCGGACCAGTTCCCCGGTCTCCCCGTCCGTCAAGTAGAGATACGTTGTCGGTTGTTTCCTGTCCTGTGCCATTCTGAATACCTCCATTCCGGGCCGCGAGCATTCTCGCGGCTTCTTCCATCTGCGCGGCGGTGGGGTTCTGGCGGATTTCCGCCAGCTCGACCGCTGAGACCTCGCCGCCGTCAGCCACCCGGGCCAGCAGATCGCCCAGCCGGGCGGCGGTCTCCGGGGCCTCGCCCATGCGGATAAGCCGCCCGGTCATCATCCCGGTATAACGACTGGGAGCCGGGACCGCCGTCTCCGTAACGCTGTTTTCCGGCGATTTAAGACCTGCCTCTGCCTGGTGGCGTCCCTGTACCGCCTCAGCCGTCCCCTGCCCTTTCTGGCCCGTTCCCTGACCGGATAACCGGGTATTGGCCTGCCGCCCGTTCAACGCGCCGACAGCGGAGCCAGCCGCGCCCATGCCCGCGCCCATCAGGCCGCCGGACAGTGCGCTGAGGCCGATCTCCCCCGCCGCGATCTTCATGGCGTAGTTCCGGGCCTCCCGCTCGCTCATCCCCGCCGCCATGGCGGCCTTGACGTTTTCAGTATAGCCGGAGAGCTCCTTCATGTAAAGGGTGTCGAAGACGGTGTTGGCCAGTTCCGTGGCGGCTTCCTCCGAGGCGTTTGTCAGCGTGCTCTTAGCCAGGTTCTTCAGCAGGGTTCTGGCCCCGTCCACCGGGGCTTCCTTCAACGCGTCCAGCTGCCCGATGGACAGCGTTTCGAACAGGCTTTCAAAGAGTCCGGACACCGCGCCGCCCACCAGGGCCTGCTCGTCCGAGCCGCCCCGTTCCCGGATATCGTTTGCCGCCGAGGCGGCGGCTCCTCCGGCCAGGATGGTCCCGCCCACACCGGACACCCCGCCTCCCAGCCAGGAGGCGGCCAGGCTGTCCACGCCGGACATGCCGGTGTCATAGAAGAATTTCCCCACGGCCCCCATGTCCCTGGACGCGCCGCCCCGCAGGGCCTGTGTGACCTCGCCGGGAGTCAGGTTCTCCCTGGGCAGGGTCTGGCCGATGGCGTTCATCTCCACGAGACGCTGGAGGAAGTCCGCGCTGGACAGCGGGGAGGTCAGCACGGAGGCGGCGGAGGCTTTGAGCTTGTTCTTCCCGGCCCACTCCGCCGTCTGTGCGGCGCGTTCCAGCCGTTTTGCTTCCAGCGCGTCCCGGCCCGCCAGGGCCTTCTCCACGGCCTCGGGGTTGTTCCTTATGCCCCCGATGGCCTGGGTGGCCGTGTTCAGGGGCAGGGAGCTGTCGCCGCTGTAGGCGGTCTGCGCCAGGATGTCCAGGATGCCCTGTCCCAGACCTCCGCGGGTCCTGTTCCCGGTGAAGCCTGCCGCGGACTCCCTGACGGCCCCGCCGCCGAAGGTTCCGGCCCTTGATGGGGCCGTTGCAGAATCGTGGGTGGTTTCCTGTGGCTTCTGCGTCTGTACGGACTGCGTTCTCCCCGAGGCGGTGAACGCGGCGGGGATTTCCGGCAGACTGAGCCTTGGCGGCTCGCTGCCGCGCTTCTCCCGCAGTTGGAGATACTGGGCGGCGAATCCGCCGCTGCTGCTCCCGGCGGCGTCTGCGGAGGCGGCGCGGGGCGTCACCGCCTCCCGCGCCGCTGTCCGGGTCTCGCTCCTGGTCCGTTTTTCTCTCAATTTCAGGTAACTTTCTGCGAATCCCATGGTTTACCTCCTGTCTCTGGTGGTCTGATGACGGCGGCCCGCCTATCTCGCGCCCCACAGCGTCGCCGCCGGGGCGAACTGCGGAGCGGTCTTCCCTGTCCTGCGGAACCGCAGCTTGCCTCCCTCCTGATATTCCTCCACCTCACCGCTCTTGACCAGCCTGTCCAGCTCCGCCGCGGTAATGGGTCCGTAGCCCAGCTCGGTAACGGAGCGCATGTCCAGCCCCCCGCCGCCGCCGGACGCCGTCCCGCCGGGATCTTCCTCCCCATCCTCCTGGCTCTCGGCCCATCTCTGGTAATCGTCCCACAGGCCGCTGGAGCTGGAGAACCCGAAGCTCTTGTACCGGTTGGAGATGAAGCTTCTGGGGTTCCCGCTCTCCCTGGCGGCGGCGAAGAGACCTCCGTAGTCCATAGAGTCGGAGGACGCGGAGGACGAACCGGAAGAACCGGACCTGGAGCCGCCGCCTCCTGTCTTGGCCGCTGCCGCCAGGGCCTGCTGCTTGTAGTAGTTCTCCATGGCCTGCACATACTCGTTGTCGTACCCGCTCCCGGCGACCATCCCCGCGCTGGGGGAGCCGCCCGCGGCCAGGATGGCGTCCAGCTGTTTCTGGTAGAGGTCCTGCCGCTGGGAGGTCTGCTCCCGCTCCAGGGCGTCCTGCTGGGCGGCGTAGTTCACCTGGTCCAGGTACCGGCTGTAACCGGTGTCGTCCGCCCCCTGGAGCGCGCCCAGGGCATCCAGCCGCCGTTCCCAGTCCGTGCTGTCCGCGTTCTGATACGCGCCCAGCGCGTCCAGCCGCCGGTTCCATTCCGCGTTGTCCTGGCTCTGCATGGCGCTGAGCATCCGGGCCAGCCGGTCGTCCTCGGCCCCGGCCTGACTCTGCATGGCGGAGAGGTTCCCGCTGAGCATGTTGTACTTCTGGAGCCATTGGTCGTAGCTGAGGGCGCGGTCGGTGTTGTACTGCCCCAGCTGGTCCTGGTACTTGGCGTAGTCGTACTGTTCGGCCCGCTGGGTCTGGCCCAGCTGGTCGGCCAGCCTGGAGTACTCCGAGAGGTACCGCTGGTAGGCGTTCTCATAGAGTTCGGGGATCTTGTCGGCCAGCTGTCCGGCGTAGTAGTCCCCGGCCTGGCTGGCGGCGGTCATAGCGGCGGTGGAGACCTGACCGCCGGTGGCGGAGGCGGCCTGGGCCAGAGCGTTGGCGGCTGCCCGGTCCCCCTCCCGCCGGTACTGCTTGGCGTAGGCGGCATAGCTGGGGTCCTCCTCTTTGCTCCAGGAGAAGGGGCCGTAGTTCTGCACCTTCCCCAGCAGCTCGTCCAGCTGCTGCTGGTAGCGGTTGGTGTAGGCAGGGGCGGGACCGTAGCTGAAGTCTCCGTAATTGTTCATCCGGTCCAGGGTCAAGCTGATCTGATCCTGCCAAGGGCTGGCCTGTCCCATTTTGTCCAGGGTCTCCCGGATCCTGTCCTGGTAGGCGGTGGGCTGGTTCAGCCCCTGGAGGGCGCTGGTGATCTGGTTCTGGTAGGCGCTTCCCTGCCCCAGGCCCGCCAGGGCTTCGTCGATCCGGCTCTGGTAGGGGCTCTGGTAGCTGGAGGGGGTCTGGCCCAGTGCGTAGTACCTGCTGCCGTCGCTGCCGCCGTAGTAGCTGCCGTACTGTTTGCGCAGGGCTTCGGCCTTCTGGTTGATGGCCGAGCGCGCGGCCTCGTCCGTTGTGCTGTTCCAGTCCTTCTTGTAGCTGAGCATGGCCGCACCGAAGGACGGGTCCCGCCGGGCGGTGTCCAGGTCGTAGCTGGAGAACTGGCCCATCAGCCCCGCGTCCTGGATCTGTTTCAATACATCCTCATAGGTCATGATGCGCTCCTTTCATTGTCGAGCCGCCATCTTATCGGACGGGCGGATACTATCCGCCCCTACAGACCGCTGCGGTTCTTGATGACGGCGGGATGTAGGGGTTAAAAAGCGAAAAACCGCTCCCGTTTTGCAGTTGACAAAACGGGAGCGGGTGCGTATAATAAGGACAGAAGGGCGGCTGTACATGGCGGCTAGCCCCACAAAATCAAGTCAAACAAAGTTGACCGCTCGGGTGCCATCCGGGCGGTCAACACGCTGTCGTGGTCAATAAGACCACCGTCAGCGCCGCGAGGACCAGGGTAAGCAGCACCTTGATGATCTTCTTTTGCCACATTAGCTTTCACCCCCTTTCGGGATTCCGTTTGGACGCCTGATGCGCCAGCTGTGGAATCCTGGGGAATCGCTAACCGCCAATATGTAACAGCCGCCCACCCGGATCGGGCGGCTGCGAGAGCCTTCCGGCCAGCCTTATGAGAGGCTGGCTTTTTTATTATACATAACGCGCTGTGTTCTGTCAAATTTTTATACGGGCGGATACTATCCGCCCCTACGGACCGCTGCGGTTCCTGATGACGGTTGATTCCTGATGACAGCGGACTGTAGGGGCGGGTATCACCCAGGCGGTCCCTGGACCGCCGGACCGGTCGTTGGACCGCAGGTCCAATGACGGTCCCCGCCCGCACGGTAACCCGCTGGGGCCCCGATAGAACCGTGGGGCCCGTCCTAATACCGCACGGTCTTATTTTCGCTCCCCCTGTAGAGTTCCCTGCTGACGGAGTGGATCACGCAGCCCCCGACCCCGCTGATCCGGAGGCGGCAGTGGTCCGCCCGGCGGAGGATGACGGGCAGCAGGAAGGTCCTTTTCCGCTCCGCCGTCAGCACGGGGGAGGCCCGCTTCCACTCCAGGCTGTCGTACCGGATCTCCACCCGGGCCTGGCTTCCCTCCTCCAGCTCCATGCGGATCTGGAGCTTGCCGTATCCCTTGGCGTCCGGGCTGCCGTCGGTGAAGTCGTTGAATTCGGCGAACCAGGGGACCGGGCCCTCCGAGCCATCCGGGCTGTTCACCTGCCACAGCCCGCCGTCCTCCCGCAGCAGGTACAGGTCTCCGCCCATACTGGCCCAGCCCACGGCCCGGGTACCGTCCTCCCGGTGCCAGAGCCTTCTGATGCTGTCGTAGACGAACAGCTGGTACGCGCCCCGGCTGTCCTTCATGGAGATGTAGTATTTGAGCCCGTCGCTGCCGCCCACAGCATCGGAGAACCGCGCCCCGCCGAAGGCGTCCCCCACCGGCGTGGGGATGCCTCCGGCGTAGGAGACGATCCCCGCCGGGGAGAGGTAGAACAGCGTCTCCCCGGCGACGGCCAGGCTGCGGTGGCTGCCGGGGGCGACGCCCAGGGTGGCGGAGCCCATGAGCTGGAAGTTGGAGGGCAGGTCGCCGTACATCTTGTAAATCCGGTCCGCCTTGAAGAAGCAGGGGTAGCCCAGGAAGGAGGCGCAGGCGGTGAAGTCCCCGGCGGAGCCCGCGTCCACCTGGAAGCTGTCGGTCCCCAGACCGTCGAAGACGTTGAAATTCTTCGGGTCCCCCAGCTTGGAGCAGTAAATGGAATCCCCCTTACAGCCCCACAGCCGGTTGTCATTGACGCAGATGCAGTCCATGTCCGGCAGCGTCCTGGCGACGGTGACGGTCCCCGGCTCGGTATAGTCCTCCGGCTTCTCGTCGGTGCCGTCCAGCCGGAACACATTTTCATAGAACCGCAGGCTGTGGCCGTCCTCGCTGATCTCCCGGATGATGGGCGTCTTGTTGTTCCCCGGATGCCGGACGCAGCCGGAGATCGTCACCGCGTCCCCCACCTGGAACCGCGTCCGGAAGTCTGTGTTGGGGCAGGTCAGGGTGTTCCGCTCCGCCTCCTCGCCGTAGAGGGTGCCGTTCTGGAAGGAAACGCCCGTGCAGGCCGCGTCGGCCTCCAGGCTCTCCAGCTTCCCTGTGGCGGTATCGTAGACCGCCTTGTCCGGCCAGATGAGGATGCGGCTTCCCATCCCGGCGAAGGTCTTGAGGCCGGGGGTGATGGTTCCGACCCGTTTGCCGTCATAGAAGAACCCGTCGCCGTCGACCCAGCACAGGGCCCCATGGGCCCAGACTCCGCCGGGCCGCTCCAGGGTCCGGACCGGATGCCGCCGCGGCCGGACGGCCAGCAGGGGGAACTGACTGCTTGTCAGGTTCTCCATGTCCCACAGCGTTCCGTCCCCGGCTCCGGGCCGGTGGTCGTAGCCGCCGAAGCGGACCTGGGCGGACTTGGTCAGGCCGTCGCTGTATTTCATGTCAGGCAGTCTCATGGTCTTCTTTTTCTTTTTCGATGATCTCGGTCATGGCGGCTCTCAGCTCGGCCATGGCGAGGCCGACGGGGATCTTCGCGTCTCCACCCACGGTTACGCTGAACAGGTGGGCGTAGGCCGCGTCCAGATGTTTTTTGATGGTTTCCATAGGTTTTACCTCCTTGTCTGATGACGGCGGACCGTAGGGGCGGGTATTACCCGCCTGCACGGTAAAATGCCGTGTGGTTTGCCCGAACGGAGGCCGGTTGCGCGTCACACTGCCCCAGGGACCGTCATTGACGGCCTGCGGCCGCCAACGACCGGTCCCGGCAGCCTTGCGGCTGCCTATATCCGCCCCTACGGATTGCCGCGGTTCTTGATGCCCGGACCGCTGCGGATTCTGATGATTTCGGTCTGTAGGGGCGGGTATCACCCGCCCGCACAGTAAAATGCCGCATGACGTCACATTTTCCCTTCCAACGCAGATACTCTTTTTTCCAGGTCCTGAAGGATATAGGTATTGAGGGCCGGGAACGCGCCGTAGCGCAGGTAGTAGCGGTCATCGCCGTCCTCCCGCCGGAGTTTCACCAGCCCTGTAAAATCCTCCGGACCCAACCCGGCGGTTTTCAGCGCGTCCTCCACCTCCTGGGCGATGAAGCCGGTATGGAATCCGCCGGACTTGCCCTTCATACGGAACCGGCAGGGGCGCAGGGCCCGGAAGAAGGCCCGGTACCGCTCCAGGTCATACCGGATGTCCTCCTTCGCCCGCCGGTCGGAGACGACCATCATCTCGCTTGTGGAGGCGCAGTCCCCGCCGCTGACGTAGATCGCGCCGCCCATCCGGTCCTGCATCCGCACGCCTGCGTCGGAGGCCAGCAGGTAGTTTCCGCCGTCCGCGCACCCCAGCCACGCGCCGTAGGTGGTGCGCTCCCCGTCGCTGCCGTAGCCGCAGCCCATATAGCCGTACAGCCGTCCGCCGTTATAGAGGGCGAAGCAGCCGTCCACACCCACATAACTGGCCGCGATCGTGCCTGTGTTGATATTCGCGCCGTTGATGGAGGTCCGTCCCGCTCCGGCCAGGTCCTCCAGGGTGACTTCTCCCCGCAGAACGATCTCCGCGCTGGAGATTTCGGTCCATCCGCTCATGAGCGTCAGTGTGGAGCTGGCGTCACCGTTGGAGACTGTCAGATGAAAACCGTCCACGGTCTGCTGGAGAGAGCTCAGCCCTCTTCCCTGCTCCCCGACGGTGGTCAGGATGCTGCTTGCAGTCTGCTGAAGGGAGCTGATCTGCCCCGCCTGACTGGAGATTGTGGAGCTGAGGCTGGCGGCGGTCTGTTCAATCCTGGAGCTGAGTCCGGCCTCCGTATTGTTGATCTGGGTTGTCAGACTGGAGGCGGTTTGTTCAATTCTGGAATTGAGTCCGTCCCTTGTGCTGCTGATTTCCGAGGACAGGCTGACGGCGGTCTGTTTGAGTGTTGATATATCGCCCTGTGCGCTGCTGATCTGGCTGCTGAGGCTGGTCGCGGTTTGCTGGAGGGTGGAGATGTCCCCCTGGGCGTTCCTGATCTGGCTGCTGAGACTGGTGGCGGTTTGCTGGAGCGAGGAAATATTTCCCTTGTTGTCGCTGACCTGGAGCTGGAGGCCCTTGGCGGTAAGCTCCAGCTGCGTGATGTTCCCCTCCGCGTCTTCGATCTTCCCGTAGATGGGGGCTGTAACGGTCCCTGTCCACTCCTTCAGGGCGGTCTGGTTGAAGCAGCGCATGTCCAGATGGCTGAGGATGTACCGCAGCTGCTCCAGGAGCTGGTACTGGTAGTCCTGGAGGAGCCGCACCCGCTCTTCCAGGTCCTCCCCTCCGGTGAACCTGGGCAGGTTCTGGTCCAGCGCGGCGAATGTTCCCGGCATAAAAATCCCTCCTGAATCGTGTTATATCGTCGGGCTGTCCTCGCCGCTTTTCTGGAACCCCGCAGCCTTCGCGCTCTCGTATGTAATGCCGCCCTGTTTATGATCGGACTTGGCCATGTTGAGGTAGAATGCGCAGACGGTGCCGTGAGCGGTCCAGGGCAGGCCCACCATCGCGCTGAGCCACGGCAGGGCGCCGGTGTAGCCCACCCGGACGCAGTACGCCGCCAGTAGCAGCCCACCTACGGTCACGACCCACAGTAGCCAGCGGATGTCACGGATGAGGCGTTTGGAGAACTCCATCACAGACCACTGCTAATTCCGCATACGGCGGTCTGGAGCAGAAAGCCCAACAGGAACCAGACTTTATCCTTGATTTTGTTCAAGCAGATTTCTGCGCCCAGCTTTTCGTCATAGTTCTCTGCACTGACGCAGGCAGAGGACTCTACAATTTCAAATCCGTTGCGCAGCACCGCCCGGACAACTGTACATTTATCGCCCATGGTGATAACTTCGGTTTTGCAGATGAAGTCATCCACCATCTCTTGGCTGATGCTGGGTGCGTCTGTTCGAAGGTTCGGATTGGTCACCATCGGGAGATATGCTTTCTCGAACACATCTTTTGGGGACCAGCTCTCATAACCGTCCGCATAGCACACCCGATACCCCTCCTGCCGGTTCATGCTTTTGGGTACAGGGCCGGATGTAGGATATACTTTTCCGTCTACGCGATACGCGGGCTCTGCTTCGATCAACTTTGTTCCAATATACTTTTTCATAAATTTGTTCCTCACTTTCTTTTGTTCACAGCATCTCTCTGCGCCCCAGCACAGCCACGAACTCGTCCCGCTTCAGCAGCCCTTCCGGACTGCCGCCGTTAATGAGCCCGGTTTCGATAGCCCGCTGCCAGTGTCCCTCCGTCTGGCTCCAGGCAGGTTCCGGGAGCGTCGAAGCGTAACGCTGGGCCTTGACCAGCAGATCATATGCCTGCTGATCGGTTACCTGAGAGATCAGCTTGTTAATATCCATGTCGTCGTCCTCCTTCTCCGCATCAAACTGCGGCCTTACAGCCCCTACAATGTACTTCCTTGGCCTGTTTTTCCGGCAGACCATCCCGCCGTTGCTCTGGCTCCCAGACTTGCTGGTGTTGCCCTCGATGGCCTGCACCCCGTAGTCCGGAAGCTCCATCTCCACGATGCCGCAGTGGTCGGTGGCAGCCCCGCCGAGGAAGTCGTAGATCACCACGTCCCCCGGCTGGAAGTCCCGCGTCACCCAGCAGCCTGCCGCCCTTGCGGCCCGCATCAGTGCGCCGCAGGAGGCCGTCCGGACAGGCAGCTTCACGCCTGCCTGGGCAAATACCCACTGCACGAACACCATGCACCACGGGTACGCGCTGCCCATGACCTCCCGGCCATAGTACCATGTGTTATAGCGGACGTTGTTGGAGCTGGGCGGATTCTCGCAGATACCCAGCTGCTTTCTGGCGACAGCCAGCAGTTCGTTAGCCGTTGCCATCTGTACTGCCCTCCAATACATCCTGCACCTTCTGGCTCTGCGTTCCGAAATAGAACGCGATGACCACGGCATACACGGTCATGAAGTCCTGGGAGATCGTCCCCCGCAGCGCCATGACCGCGTACACCGCTGTCAGCGCCAGCGTCACCAGACTTTTGACGCTGAGCAGATTGCCCAGCCGTTTGATAATGTTCTGATTCATATGCACCTCAGCTTTCTTCCTCATGGGCCGCTTGATTCAGATGCTTCTCCAGCTTGTCCAGGGCGGTGGACACAGGCCCGTTGCAGCCCTGCTCCTTCAGTCCCTTCAGGCAGGCCAGCACCCCGTAGCAGATGAGGGTCTGTTCCCTGCGGATGGTTTTCAGCTCCGCGTCCTGCTTCCTGTCCCGGTCCACGAATCTCACCCACCAGACAATCACGCTGCCCAGGCTGCCGAACGCCGCCAGCAGGGAAGCAGCTGTGATGATGGTGCCTGCGCTGATGGTCACTTCCATGTCTCGCTCACCTCCTCCGGTCCGGGGCATCGAGCCCCGATGCTTGGATTCTGATGACGGCGGTCCCCGCCCGCACGGCAGCGCCGTGCATTCCGACAGGACGATACCCGCCATGTGATCGTGCGGGCGGATGATATCCGCCCCTGCAAATTGTAACGGATGATAAATGTTTCTATAAAAAGTTGATTACCCTGTTCAATCTGTCTCCACTAAGGATTGACAGCCGTTCCTGTGTACGTTATAATGTGCATACCAGGATAAAAGGAGTGAGATCCATGACCAACACCAATATCACCGCTTTTCGAAAGAACGTGTTCAGCTTTGTGGAGCGGGTCGTCACCTATGGCGAGTCCGTAAGCGTCAGTACGAAGAACGGGAACGCCGTTCTCATCAGCGAAGCGGACTATAACAGTATGCTGGAGACTCTTCGTCTCTGTTCCATCCCCGGTATGGCGGAGAGCATCAAGGCCGCGGCGGCGGAACCGGATGAGGACTGCGTCCCCTATGACCCGAAAGAGGTCTGGTGATGTATCAGATTCTCTTCACGAAGCAGGCAATGAAGGACCGCCGGATGATTGCCCAGGCTGGACTTGAGGCCAGGGCAAAAGCGCTTCTGGCGGTTCTCTCCGCGAATCCTTTTCAGAATCCGCCGCCCTATGAAAAGCTTGTGGGAGACCTCTCCGGATTCTACTCCAGGCGTATCAATATCCAGCATAGACTGATCTACGCCGTGGATCGGGAGAAGCAGGTCGTGAAAATCCTGCGGCTTTGGACACACTACGAATAAGCGCCCAGCCGCCCCGCCGGGGCGGCTTTTTCTTACGTCCTCCGCCGGTTTACAGAATCAATACCCTCACATGGCGTTCATCCAGCCGGGCCATGACGCGGTAGCGGGTACGCTCCTGGCTGCGGGTGGCGATGCCGCCCACGCCCGGGGCGCACCAGCCGTTGACCTGGCAGGAGCCGTCGTCCACGGCCACCAGTTTCCCCAGCATCCCCACAGCGTCCCACTCAGGCCGCTGGGTCCGGGGCCGGTAGGGCTGGGAGCTGTCGTAGTCCGGGTTCAGCTTCTGCCGGCGCTCCACGTGGGCGGGGATGACAACCTGGGTGACAGTCTTCGTCGGGTCCTCCGGGTCGGGCAGCTCCATCGTTTCATCCAGAACCTCCACATCCTCCCACAGAGGGCGGCCAAAGATGTCGTAGAGGTACATCCCCTGCCACTGGTCGTCGTGGACGTCGCCCACCACGGAGGGATTGCCGGAGACGATGCCCAGGATAAAATCGTCCTCCGGGCCAGCCAGCCGGATTTTCTCGCCGTCCAGGGTCACGAAGCGGCCCGCCCGGTCCTCCGCGTCCGGGTTGCCGTCCGCCCACTCGAACAGCTCCGCATAGTCCGCTCCGGATGAGTTGTGGGCTCCGGAGGCGTAAACGCCGGTATGGGTCACGCGGAAGCAATTGGCGTTGGCATTGTAACCACCTTTTCCAATGATGAATTTATCGGTTTCAGATGTGCTTTCCACATTATAGCTGCCAATCGCGGTTTGATAATTTGCGCCGGCTTTTGTACTGGTCCCACCAGCATGAGAGCTGAGACCGCTGGCGGTGGTGAGCCACCCTTCCGCATGAGAGTTGATACCGCTGGCGGTGGTTTGGTCCCCTTCTGCATGAGAGTTTGTGTTGCTGGCAGTGGATTGGGCCCCTTCTGCATGAGAACCCGGCCCGCTTGCAGTGGTGTGAAACCCTTCCGCATGAGAATAGCTATCGCTGGCCTTACCACCATACCCTTCTGCATGGGAATATTTACCGCTTGCAACGGCATAATACCCCTCTCCATGGGAATACATCCCACTTGCCGTTGAGTAACCCTCTTCGAATGAGGGATTCTCTAAAATCCACTTTGTTCCGTCGTAAACAAAACCGACAACGTGTCCAGCTCCCCAAATTCCACAGCGTCCTGGTCCAAGTGTAGTACGATCTGCGTAATAAATCGGTTTATTTCCAGTGCCGTTGACATTCAATGTGGGAGTGTCTGTAAAACAGGGCCAGTCGAACTTAACCGTAATCCTTGCCCCGGCCACCAACTTGAAGCCAGGGCAGGACACCGTTTTCTCGGCAGTTCCCCCCTCTGTGTCGCACACCCCGTAGTGAGAGATGGCCGCGGACCCGTCGAAGCTCACGCCGTCGATGGTCCGTGCGGTGGCCAATTTGCTCGCGGCGGCGGCCGTTCCGCTGGAGGGCAGCCACGGTCCCGTAGCCAGCAGGGCCTGGAACTGCGCCTCCGTCCCCGTGTAACCGCCGTCTTTGGCGTACTGGTAAGCGGACTTCCCCGCTTCACCGTCGCTGCCCTGGGGTCCCGTGGCTCCAATGTCTCCCTTGTCACCCTTCTCCCCCTGTGGCCCCGCAGCCCCGGTATCTCCCTTGTCGCCTTTCTCCCCCTGCGGCCCGGTCTCTCCGGTGTCGCCCTTGGGCCCCCGCAGGCCCTCCAGCTGCTCGGGGGTGAAGTCCTCATAGGTGAAGGGATCCCCCTTGGGCCCCTGCTCCCCCTGCGCTCCCTTCATGGCCTCCCAGGGCGTTTTTTTCATCTGACCCCCGTCCGCGCCGTCGATCACAGGGAGGTAATCCCCCGCCTCCGGCGCGGCTTTGACATCCGCCGTGTCCTCCACGTTGCCCAGCCGGGTGATGGGCAGGTCGATGGTGGGCTTGCCGTCCTCCGTTACGCCCTGCAAGACCACGTCCCGTTCAATGATTGGCATAAATATACCTCCTTTGGATCAGGGGGCGGCTCCCGGGCCGCCCCCTGTTTTTCAGATCACACCGTACCTACAACCCGCACGAACAGCTCCCCGTCCTTCATGTCGGCGGGGACCTCTGTGCCGTAGCGGACGCCCCGGAGGCCGTCCAGCCGCGTCTTGTCGCTGGCGGACATGAGACCGGCTTTTTCCGTGGTAGCCTCGGTGATGGTATCCGGCAGGTTCTCCAGCTTGGTCTTCAGGGCCGTGGTGAAGTCCTCGGTGCTCAGGCCCTTGCCCTCCACCTTGTCCACCTTGTTGGTGATGGCCTCGTTCAGAGCGTCGGACACATCCTTGTGGGAGGCGATGTAGTCGGCGATCTCCTTGAGGGTGTCGTAGGTCTCCGGCGCGCCGCCGATGAGAGCGTCGATAGCTGCGCTGATCTTGGCGTCCACGCCCTCGCCGGTGGGCAGGCTGGTCAGGCTGGTGTAGATGTCCGCCAGGGCGGCGGCCAGGCTCATCTCGCTGCCGTTGTAGGCGACGGTCACATTTTCGCCGTCGCTTTTGGCGATGATGTCCTGAAGCACGCCTTCGATCTTGATCTTCTCCAGAATGTACTTGGTGTTTGCCATGGTTTCAGTCCTCCGTTTTCGTAATAATGATTGTCCCATCCGGGGCGTTGGCCCCGTCAGAACTCAGGTTTTCAGCGTCGTACTCCCTGCCGCTGACCAGCAGGGTGATTTCCGCCCCGCCGGAGAGGTCCCCGGTGTTGAGTACGACTGTGACCGGGCCGCTGTCCAGTCCGTAGGGGGGCTTGTCCGGGTCCCGGTACCGGTCCCGGATGACATACCGGATCCCCCGGGCTGTCAGCTCCTGGACCGTGCCATCCGAGTATGCGGCGTGGAGCTGTCCCCTGTCGTCGATGATGAGGGACTTGAGGTCCCGGCCCGGGGGGCCGGCCTCCCCTTGTGGGCCTGTGTCCCCGGTGGCTCCCTTTTCCCCCTGGGGTCCCTGCTCGCCTGGGGGCCCCTGGAGCTGTCCGCCGTCGGCCCACTGGCCGTTTCCCAGGTAGGTAAAGACCGAATAGGGCGGCTGGGTCCCGATGTAGTAGTTCTGGCCCTCCTGGGGGTTCGGAACGTCCCCTGTGGTCTCATACTGACCCGATATGGTCAGCCCCCGTCCCGGTTCACCCTGGGGGCCCTGAGGCCCGGTGTCGCCCTTAGCTCCCTTGGGCCCCTGCTTTCCCTCCGGACCGGTCGGGCCCTGTCCGCCCTGCTCTCCCTGTGGCCCGGGCGGCCCTGGCGGCCCGGTCAGGGCCTGGAGCTGTTCGGGGGTGAAGTCGGCGTAGGTGAAGGGGTCCCCCTTCTCCCCCCGGCCAGGGGGCCCCTCCGGACCGGCAGGACCCCGGCAGCCCCTGGGACCGGGGCTGCCCCGCTCCCCCTGCTTTCCCTGAGGGCCGGGCGGGCCCTGGACGCCCTGCTTTCCCTGCACGCCCTGAGGTCCCTGCTCACCCTGGGGGCCCTGCCAGCTCCCGGCGTCCTCCCAGTCCGCCAGCTCCTCGTCCCACCAGTAGAGGTGGGTCCCCACCAGACAGCAGTCTCCCGCCGTCCCGGAGGGCCGTTTCCGGCGCAGCTCCGCCTCGGTTGCGTACTGAGCCTTCCAGAGGACCGGGTCGCCCTTGGGTCCCCGCAGGCTTTCCAGCCACTCCTCCTCGCTGCCCCGGAAGCCGTGCTTCCGGGCGATGCCGTAGGCGCTGAGGTAATAGGGCGGGTTTTCGTAGTAATTCATGGCGCGGCCTCCCTTCGGTACCCGTCCGCCGGCCGGTAGGTCTCCGCGAACCAGGCGGCGAAGGAGGCCCACTGGGCGTTGAACATCTGCATGGTGTTCTGGTACTTGCCGTACTCGCCGTTCTCATAGTCGATCATGGCCTCCAGCCAGTGGCGGTAGAGGGCGTCATGGGGCGGGTCCAGCAGCGGCACGGTGTTTTCATCCTCCGGGAGCCGGTACTGCCACAGCTCGCCGCTGAGGAGCACGTCCCGCTGGACCCTGGCCTCCAGCTCATTGAGCCAGAGGAGCTTCTGCCCGTCCGTAAAGGCGTTGGGCTTGACATCGTCGACATACGAGAGCAATTCCCGGACCGTCATGGCGGGGGCTCACAGCGGCTCGGCCCCGGCGATGCCGCCCGCCGCGGCGAACCGCCAGTCGTTGAAGCCCGCGCAGAACCGGGAGCGGCCCAGCCACTCGTTGGCGTCGTTATGGGCGATCACGCTGCGGATCTCCAGCTCCACCCGGTCGAACCAGACCGCCCCATGGTAGTCCTGGCTGTAGGCCTCGTCCAGCAGCACCCAGGGGAAGACGTCGCTCTTTTTGAGGTACTTATCCAGGTAACTCCAGCAGATGACGCTCCACCGGCCGAACTGGTAGTTGAAAGCGTTATTGCTGGTGGCGGGATCCTTGTCCGCGCCGATGGCGGCGAAGACGGTGTCCTTGGCGTCCGCGTCGTTGGGGATGAGGATGGTGGTGGGGGCCACGTCCAGGATATTGTCCGCGTCGCCGGTGAAGTGCTGCATCCTGGTCTCCAGCTTGCCCAGGGCGGAGGCGGAGAAGGGGTCCGAAAAGACGTTGCACTGTGTCTTCTTGTTATCCTTCAGCGCGCTGGGGTGCTTCCCGTGGAAGACGGGCAGGCCGTCCGCGCCGGTGATGTCGAAGTCGTGGCCGTTCATTTCGATCTTCTGCTTCCCGCTGATGGCCCCGGCGAACAGAGCCGCGCCGAACTGCTCCCGGGTCCGGTAGTAGCTCTTGAGGAACGCCCTGGGCTGCCGCTTCAGGTCCATGATTTTCCCGTCCTCCATGGCTTCCCGGCTCACGGCGAACATATCCTTCCACGTCTTGTGCCGCAGGAACTTCTGGAAGCTCTCCTGGAACTCGTCCCTGGGGTATTCCCCGTTCTCCTCCACCGGCAGGAACCCCCGCATGGCGGTCATGCCCGTCATGGTCACGCCGAAGCTTTTGTCGCCTTCCATGCAGAACAGCTTCTTCAGGGGGCTGTTCTGCTCGAAGGCCTCCCCCTGGCTCTCCAGGAACATCTTGATGGGGGCCTGGCACTTGCCGAACACGGAGTCCGCCACGCCGCTCCCGAAAGTAAATGTCATACCCATGTTTCAAATCCTCCTTACTCGCAGTCCGTGCAGCCGCCGGGGAAGCGGACCCGCACCCGGCTGCCCGTCTCGGTCCCGTCCATGCTGACGATCTCCGCCGGTCCGCCCGTGGTGGCGGTGACCTCCATGCCGTCATTGCTGAGGGTCACCCTGTCCCCCGGCTTCACGGCGTCCATTTCCGCCGCCGCAGTGGTCTCCCAGGTGATGTCCGCGCCGACGCGGATGACGGGGATGCGCTCGCCGTCCCCGCAGGGAGCTATCCTCTCCGTCATGGAGATGTACCTGGGGTTCTCCGCTCCCTTGGCGATGTCCAGTTTTCCGCCGGTCATCTTCAGCGCCATGCCGATCTCCGGCGTGATTCCCCCTGCCGGCAGGGACTCCAGCGGCGGCGTGCGCCCGTCGTCTGTTGTGTGTACTTTAAAAGCCATGTTGTCCTCCCCTATGTTCTGTCTCCTTCAGCGTCCTGTTGTAGTGCGACTGGATGTCGGCCTCGCTGGCCCCGGGCATCATGAGTCGGTAGATCTCCATCACGTCCCCCGGTACCGGCGTACTGCCGTTCCCCTTGGGACTGCTGGCCTTCAGATGCTCCTTGCTCCGCGCGCTGTTGCGGGCGGCCTGTGCGGCCCGCGCTGCGGCCTCGGTCTCCGCCCTGCTGCGGAGCCGGTCGAAGTTGGCCAGCTTGAAGGCGTCCAGGAAGCTGTGTCCCCGGCGCACCGCGTCCTGGAAGGCCCCGCCGGTCTCCATCCGCAGGATGTCTTCCAGCCCGTTGACGCTGCCGTCCAGCCGGTGGATCTCGGCCAACTCCGCGTCGATCTGGGCCTGGGTGACCTCCATGGGGGTTCCCGGGATGGGCATTGCCTGTTCCGGCGTCTGATTGACGGGTTCCGTCCGCCGTCCCACGGCGGCCCTGACGATAGCTTCCAGGCCCTCAGGGGTGAGCTTTCCATCCTTCAGGTCCTGCTCCAGCTTTGTCCGGTCGTACTGCTCCTTCCACTGCCGGAACTCCTCCAGGGAGGTGATGGGCTTCCCGCCCTCCAGGTTGTTCTTCAGCCCTGCGGATGCGAAGAAGTCATTCCACTGGGCCTGGTTCCTGGCCCGCTCCTCCTCTACGGCCCTTTGGGCGGCCTGGGCCGCCAGGGCGCGCCACCGGGCCTCCAGGGCGGCGGCATCCTGCTCCTGGCCGGATGGCTTGCCTGTCTCAGACGCGCCTTCCGGACCTCCGGGGGCATCCTGCTCCTCACCCGTCCCGGCCTGGGGATCCTGATCTTCCGCGCCGGAAGCGTCCGTCTCAGCGGCGGAGCTCTCGGAGGACGCCCCTCCCTGCCCTTCGGGGGGCGTTTCCGCCTGCCCTGCGGGGGGCGCGGTCTCCTGGCTGTCCTGCCCCGCGGCAGGCGGCGTCATTCCCAAGGCCGCGTAGATGTCGTTCTCGTCCATGTGTTCCAATCCTTTCCGCCGCGCCCGGCGCGGCTGCGTTTACTTGCCCTTTCTGCCAGTGCGCAGGTCTTCGCCCCGGATAACCGTACCCTTCTTGGGGCTGGTCTGCTGGTGGGGCGCCTTCACGTCCATGTTCCCGCTGTTGGGGATCTTGCCGATGTAACCCTTCTCAGACATTGCTCGTGCCTCCCTTCTCATGATTGTCCGAACACGGCGCTCATAGCGTCGTTCTTCGCCTGTTGATCTATGGCCGCAGCGGCCTGCTCTGTTATTTGCTCCGGCCCGCCATTGGCCCCGGGGACCATCATTGGACCTGCGGTCCAGCGACCGGTCCCGGCAGCGGTGATGCCGCTGCCCTGTTGCTGCATCGCCGCCTGTCTGACCTGTTCCAGCCTTTCCTCCAAATAAGCCCTGGTGTCCCCGGCCCCCGGATAGTGCAGCAGCTCCAGCTTGGTCCACAGGGCGATCAGGGTCTCGGCCTCCTGGGGGTTCCCGAAGCACCCGGCGGAGAAGAGGGAGACGGTTTCTTCCCACATCCGTTCCCGGTTGTTGGCCAGGGGGGCGGAGGTGTCGGTGGAGAAGAGGAACTGGTCGTTCCAGTACCACTCCCCTGCCTCGTCCTGTTCCAGGAAATCATAGCGGTTGAACTCGCCGTAGGTTCTGTTCCCCTTGCTGTCCTGGCTGACGACGGGCCGGGGCTCGTCGGCGTAGGCCAGCTTGAACTGGAAGATGAGCCGGAACAGGTCGGCGTAGGCGGCGTTCTTCATAGCCCGTTTGCTCTCCAGCCGTCCCGCGCTCTGAGCGGCGGCGAACTGCTTGGCCCTGCCGCTCTGGGCGGTGGAGTCGTTGCGGCCCTGGAAGCTGTCGGTGATACCCAGCTCCTGCCGGGCCTCCTCATAGGTCTGGGCCAGATAGGCCAGTTCATATTGCAGATTTCCGGTGAACTCCTTGACCTGAATCATGCTGGCATCCGCGATATTCTCCATGTACCAGACCTCGCTGTCCTCCGGGTCGATCCGGTGGCGGGCGGTGGGCGGCATAAGGATGCGGGTTCCCGCCTTGATGATGCGGTCGATGATTTTCTTCTCCAGACGGTTGACGGTGTTCTGCTGGTCGGCGATCTTGTCCACGTCGCTGTCGCCCAGGAGCTGGCCGAAGATGGAGACGTTGCGCTGGAGGACCAGGGGGTAGACGTCCGGCTTGTAGTAGGGGATTTTCGTGGGTCTCAGCTCCGGCCCGCCGTCCGCCCCCACAATCCATTCCGCGCCGGGGATGACGGTCCCGCGAGAGGTGGCGATAGGGTCCCAGACCTCCTGCCATTCCTCCGTGCCGCTGCGCCACCGTTTCCCGCCGCAGACGGGGCAGGGGTCCCCCCTGTGCCAGGTATGGCTCTGTTCAGGACTTTCTCCCACAATGACGGTCCCGTCCTCCGGCTCCGGCTCGCCGCAGCCTTCGCAGCGTCTGAGCCGCCGGGCCTGATAGTCCTCGATGTCCTCCAGCTCCAGGTCCCCGGTCCAGCTGTAGACGCCGATCCCGCCCGCGTCGTTGCGGTAGTAGGCGGTGTACTGGGTCACCAGGTCACTGGCCTGACTTTCGCCGCCGGGCCCCCGGACCTCCGGCTCGGTTTCCCCCTCGTCCTCCGGGTCCACGCCGTACCGCCGCCTGATGGCGGCTTTGGTCTGGGGCAGCTTGAGGATGATGTAGTCCATGTCCTCCACACCGGCGTAAACGCCTGCCTGGGGGATGACCTGCTTGGGGTGCCGTGCGGAGACGGCCACCTCGCCCACGGTGGCGTGGGTCCGCCGGGTGTTGTCCCATTCCACCAGGAAGAAGCTGCCGCCCTGGATAGGCACGGTGCGCTCCTGCATGTCGTTGATGTACTCCATGGGGAGCCGGTCCAGCTCATTGCGGAGCATGTCCTCAATGAGCTTAGCCAGAGGCTCGTCCTTCTTCCGCCGGGCTGTGACTTTGGGCTGGGGGATGTCGGTGGAGATCTGGCTCTCGATGTTCTCGGCCACGATGTTGCGCACATGGGGGGTCTTCTTCCCGCTGCCGTCGGGCTTCCTGTCCCGCCCGGTCAGAGGGGAGATGTCCCGGTCTCCCCTGTAGAGGGCTTCCCGCCGGTCCATGCGGTCCAGCTGGTCCCGGTAATCCGCCTCATTTTTCCGCAGCCGTTCCTGCCAGAGCCGCAGCCGGTCGGTAATCTTTTTATCGGGCATAATTTCCTCCTGTCTGTGGATCTTGATGACGGCGGACTGTAGGGGCGGGTATTACCCGCCCGCACGACAATATGGCGGGTATCGTTAGAACGTGGGACCGTCATTGGGCACTATCGTGCCCAACGACCGGTCCCGGCGGTCCAAGGACCGCCTATATCCGCCCCTACAGACCGCTGCGGTTCTTGATGATGGTTGGTTCCTGATGACGGCGGACTGTAGGGGCGGGTATTACCCGCCCGCACGATAATATGGCAAGTATCGTTAGAACGTGGGACCGCCTATCGCCTGTCATTTCGGCGTCCCCCACTTCCCGATGAGGTACCGCCGCTCGTCCTCGCTGGCCCTCCAGTAGTCCTCCCACATATCCCGGGTCCACTCCACCCTGGGCGGGTTCTTACCGGCGTCGGTCATGGCCTGCTGGGGCCGGATGTAGAAGGCGATAGCCAGGGCCATGACGCAGTCGTCGTGAGCGCCCGGCTCCGCCTGGGGCCGCAAGGTCTTTGGATCCCGGACGAAGGTGAGCAGTTCCAGCAGGGTATCCTCGTCCTCGATGAGGCCATAGTGACCCCGCAGGGCCTCGATCAGGCCGGAGATCATGACGGGCCGGGTCACCCCGTCGGTGCGCACGCCGAAGGACTGCTTCACGCCGCCCCGGTAGGTGTCCTCCTTTTCCCGGACGAACTGCCGGTAGTAGCCCAGCCGGGCCAGCTCCTTGACAGGGAACGTGGAGAAGTTGGCCTCCACGCCCAGCAGGGCCTGATTGTAGTGCATTCCCAGGCAGTACATCTGTCTGGCGTAAACGTCCTCGTCCGACTGGTGCCGGAGTCTGGCTGCCTGCCGTCCGCTGATGTTGTCGATGACCTGCCCGACGAACCAGTCGGACCCTTCCCCTGCGGTGTCACCCCCGATGACATAGGGCCGTCCCTCCACCGGCGGATGGAAGATAGCCACCGGCCCATCCTCCGACTCCACCCAGCGGATGTTGGTGATCCGCGTTCCGTCGTAGTCGTAAACGAAGCTCCCGACGGACACAGGCTTTCCGATTTCCTCCAGTCTCCTGGCGACAGCCGCCGCGTCGAAGACGGTTTTGCCGCTGACGCCCCACTGACCCAGATAGTAGACCTGGTAGTAGTACGGGTCCGTCTCCCGGAAGCCCTCCATGGTCCGGATGTTTTCCTCGGGCAGGAACCGGTTGTCCCGGAAGGTGCTCTCGTCCACCCTGGCTCTGGGGTCCCGGGTATCGAAGAACCGGAGCTTGAGCCAGTGGTTGACACTGATGGGGTTGAAGCTGAGCATGATCTGGAGGTAGTAGGGGAAATTGGTCCTGAGCCGGATGTCCAATTGATTGAAGTCGCCCTTCTCCAGCTCGCTGGCCTCTTCAATCCAGATACCGGTGATGTTGTAGATGGACTTGAGCTTTTCCACGTCGTCCAGTCCGGCGAAAAGGATCTCGCTGCCGTTGGGGAACCCGATGCGCATATCGCCCGACCGGATTACGGCCCCGGCGTCCGGGTAGTGCTCCGCGATTTGGCCCCGCAGCTGAGCGAAGCAGCTGTCCCGGAGGTTCTTCCCCACCTTCCGGCACACCAGCCAGCGGTGTCCTGGCTCGGATATGGCCCGTTCCAGGAGCTTCCGTCCGATGAAGATGGACTTCCCGGACCCGCCGCCGCCCTTGAGCACCAGGTACCGGTGTTCATCGAAGAACAGGGGGAGGAAGTGGTCGTTGCTGGTCCGCTTCAGGTTTTTCCACCAGCGGAGGGTGTCGAGTGCGGTCCTGAGCTCATCCGTGCTGAACTGTTCCAGGTCCTCCCGCCGCAGCTGTTCCAGCCGCCTCAGGGCCTCCATCGTCCGTTCCATCGTTTTCCAATTCCTCCGCCAGTTTCCGCAGCAGCGCGTCCCGTTCCTTCGCCCCGGACCCTTCCACGGCCTGGACGGCCCTGGGTCCCAGTTCCACGGTCCGCTTCTCGCTCATGCCGTAGTTGTTCTGGAGGGAGAAGATGACGCCCTGGAGGTTCTTCCCCTCCCGGATCAGCAGCTGCCGCTCCAGGTAAAGCTTGAGCTGTTCCCTGGCCCAGGCGGTGGTCCTGGCGAAGGCCGGGTCGGCGCAGTACTGGGCCCAGGTCTCCCGGCTGATGCCCAGGTGTTCGCAGAGCCCGCCGGCGGTGGGCGGCAGGACGTACTCCCGTTCCGTCATGATCTCGCCCCTGGCATTCTTCACCGGGACCCACTCCATGACGAAGTGTCCGAACTTGTCCCGCTCGCCAGTGTTGTGTTCCTCCATGACCTGCCTGACCCTGGAGATGGAGTCGAAGTAGTCCTCCACAGCCCGGCGCAGGGCGCGGTCTGAGGCGTATTTTTTAGGTCTGCCCATAGGAGTCCCCTTTCCGCGCGCTCCCCCTGGCGCGCCTTGCCGTGTCAGGAAATCCGGTAAAACAAAAACGCCGGAGTCCATGCACATCACTGGGATGTCATGGGCTCTGGCGTTCAACGCTCTGGCCTCTCGCAATATTCAGGATGATCTCCGTCCGGCAGGTCCGGCAATAAACCGGCAGGTTCCGCGCCTCGGTGTCCTCCCGGAGCCGAAGCAGGCTGTGGTTCCTCTGGCAGACCGGGCAGGTGAGCCATCCGTCCTTTACGGTCAGTTTACCACAGATTTTCTGCGTTTGCAATAGACTTCCTCCTTTTTGTCAGTTATTCAACTATATTACAAGATAGAGATTCATATTTAACATGTACCGCGCACGCTCCCTGCGCCCGGTCCGTCTATGTACCAGGCGTACCGGTACTGTCCGAACTCATTGGCAGTGTTGTAGACACCGTGGCAGCGTGCGTCCGGAGGAACCGGTATCACACCGCTGCTGTCCCGCCAGCATTCCGGAGGCGGCAGCTGCTTCACCAGCGAGCGGGAACATACCCAGGTCCTGGAGCTGATCGGGATGGTAATGCCGTCCGTAGCTTCCTTGTTGAAATACTTGGAGGTCCGGCGATAGCTGTCCCGCGGGTACCTGAGCAGAGGCTCGTCATCCACATACTGTCCGAACTTCCACAAATGCCGCACCTCCGCCGGGGAGAAGTCGCTGTCCCGCAGCACCAGATGGATATGGTACCGGTGATCCCCGTGCCGCCCCTCGATGAGGTACACATAGTCGAAGGACCGCCCCCGCCACTTCTTCAGCTGGTACAGGAAGCTCCGCCATGCCCGGCGCACGTCCTGGAAGGTTTTCGGCTCATGCTCCCGGTCGAAGGTCAGGGTGTAGACACTGCCCTCGGATCCGAACAGCGCCAGCCGCAGCTCCAGCCGGTCCACCCGGGTGCGGCACACGGAGGAGTCCCGGGGCGGGCGGAGGATTTTATTTTTCTCCGACCGCTCCCAGGGCGTATCGCTGGCGGACAGCCTGGGCCGGATGCTCCGGCACTCCTTCACCAGCGGCCCCGCCCGCTGGCGCACACAATACCACAGGTTTTTCATGTCCCCTCCTCCGGCGGTTCCGGCAGGGGCATCCAGTGGGTGACATTCTTCGTTCGGGTCCCGTACACTTTCCACCAGCTTCCTGCGTCCTTAAATCCCTGCTCGACGATGGTTCCATCTTTCCCTCTCCGGCAAACGATTACCGGCTCGAAATTCTTCGGCAGCCTGTCCTTCACGCTGATCCACTCGCTCATGATTGTGCCTCCTCTCTGCTGATCCGCTCGAAAGCGATGACCCACACCCAGGGATTTGCCGCCCAGCCGTAGCGGGGCAGGTCGGCCTTCTTGATGGTGCTGTCCCACAACGCCATAAAATCTCTTTGTCTGCGAAATCCCTCAAACGCAATATCATAAGGCTACATATCGTGCAGCCGCTCCACTCTTACATCCGTCACCCGCAGGAACAGCCGCGCGGCCTCCTTCGGCATGGTGGCGGAGGGCCGCCATTTGATTGGAAGTCCTGCACTCTCGCCGATGCCAGCGTCAGCGTCGGCTTTATATACATACCGTTTCGGACGTACAAACACAGGGCTCCACGTCTCCCGCACATACAGGATGTCGCCGGGGAAGTAAGGTTTCTTTACGGTGTTTACGTATCCAGTACGGTAATCTCCGTTGCGCCATCCACAGTCAAATCCGACTGTATTCATGGCTTGATGTAATGGTCCAGTCAAAACAGCACATACATCTTCCGGCTGCGGCTTCACCACCTGCCGTGTCACCGTCTTGCGGCCCTCCAGGATGGCGCGGACCATAGCATCAGCGGCAGGAGGCGGGAAACGGATGGATTTCATTTTCATGTTGTCCCCTCTTCCGGCTTCCTGCGGTAGGCCAGCCAGGTCCTGCCATAAGTCTTGAATTGCCTGCAAATGCCGAACGTTCTTCCTCTCTCAAAGGACCCAAAAACTCTGACGAGGCCATGCTCTTTATCAACAAAGCCCCAAATACCACAGTTGTTTTCCTGCGGTTGTACCCACACCGGCTCCCCGTCCATCTCCCGCAGCTCCGCCAGCGTCAGGGGCGGGTTGGGATCTGGCATATGAACCGCCCGGTCATCCCAATATTCCGAAGCTCCGACCTTCCGGGGCCGGGTCTTAAACTCCTCGATCCAGTCGGGGAGGCTTTCATTCACGGAGTCAAAGGTCAGGCCCCAACCCTGGCAAGCCTCCACAGCCTCCTGAAGAAGCTGTCCCTCCCGGCAGGTCCAGGCGTTCTCATTCAAGGCTTTTTCCCTCCTTTGTTATCCCACGCTTTCCTCAATTCATGGCACAATAAACCGTCCACAAGGCACAGCATAATGACCAGATACCACGGGTTCATTCCTTTTCCCTCCATTCCCAAAGGCCCTGATGGCCGCTCACCGGAACAGGTGTAATGATCTTCACGTCAGCAATCTCCCAGGCGTACCGGCCGGGGGTCCAGTCTCCGAACGCAAACTCCTGCTTAGACGGAACGAAGTAGTCCCCAAAGCCAGGGGCGTGTTTGTCCGTCACCATGCTCTCTGCCCCGACCGGGATATGTTTTGCTGCGTCTACATTCAAGCCAGGATGATGGACAATGTGCCAAACGTTCACCAACTCCGCCGTGGCGATGACTGCCCCAGTCGGGAGATCCTTCCACTCAACTCCGATGAGCCTTTTCATCTCCAGTGCCACCGGCACCTGGATCAGTGCTAGGGCGTCAAGGACGTCCTTCTTTGCAGCGTGGATGGCGATGGGTCCCCGATAGGAGGCAGCCCACGATCTGGTCTCATACTGCTTTGCTCCACAGGCCAGCAGGGAGGCCCAGGGCTGCCAGATGGTAATGGCTTTCATGTCTTCTTGCCAGCCTCCTTCGCTCCAAAGCGCTCTCTACTGATGCGGTCCGCCGCTTCTTCCCATGCCTCGATCTTTGTGCAGTCAGGATCGAAGCGATTCCTGTTTTCCTCATCGATCATATCCCAGAGAACATCAATCGGAGATTTCAGTGACTTTCTCCCGATTAGCTTCTTAATCAGTCCCGCGTCAATCGGTCTCATGGCTTCCTCCCTTCCGGCTTTCCCAGCCGCTTCCCAACATAGTCCTGGAACAGCGCGATCACCAGATTTCCCGCTGTGCTCCGCACGCAGTCGGGAGCGTCCTCCGGCAGGGCGGCCAGGATGGCTTCAATCCGCTCATAGACCGTCTGGTCCGCGACGGCGGCGATGCCGGGGGCCGAAGCCTCCGGCGTCACCGTCTCCGGCTTCCGTTTCACGATCCGCTCCGGCATCTTCACGCCTGCCACCCCGGCCTCCGCAAGAACCTTCCGAATCTCGCCCGGCGTCACGCAGTTGAGGTCTGCCAGGACCTTGATCTGCTTGCTCTTATTCTTCGCCGCGTTATAGTCGCGGACAATCTCCTCATTCGTCATGCGACAGACACCTCCTTAATCACCGGCTGGCCCTTGGCGTCCCTGGGGCTTCCCGCGTGGACCCAGTCCAGCCACAGTTTCAGAAATCCTGCGTGTACCTTCCTTGGGGACGGACTGCCGTCCAGCTCGTTCCGGTACCCGTGGACCTGCACGATCCTGAGGTCCCTGCAATTGTTTTCCGTGCTCAGCTCAATGGTCACATAAGGGACGCCCGGCGCGGACTCCTTCCGCAGGAACAGAATCGTTACCGCACCCTTCACGTGCCGCTCCGCGTAGCCGCCCACACAGTGCCGCAGGATACGGCCTTCCCGGACAATATCCTGGATGCCCTTGGGGACCGCCACGCACAGACCGTCCGCGGCAAAAGCAAACTGCTCCGTGAGCTGTTCAAAGCGGGCCTGATAGCGTTTTATGTCCCTTTCGTTCTCCACCGCCGCCAAGGCGCTTGTCGCAATGTCATGCCGTTCCGCCAGGTCTTTGGGCATCCGGACATCGTCCCGGGCCAGGTCGTATTTCAGCTTCACCGCCGCGGTCAGGTAGTCCACCCACAGCTGCGCGGAAACGTCAGGCTCACTGCCGAAGGATTTCAGGTACCGCGCCGCCCGGTCCAGCCGGACGCCCGCCAGCCGCGCGCCCCGGCACAGGGAATCGAAAGCACGCTTCCAATCGCTCTTTTGCCGGACGAACTCCGCCAGCCCGCTCACAAGCCCGTGCTTCTGCAAGCTCCGGAAGCCCTTGAGGTCCTCAAAGCCGCACGGGCCGCTCTTGAACAGCCGGAAGTCCTCCTTGGACAGCCGGAAGAACTCCGCAGGATTTCCGGCGTTCCAGTCCAGGATGTCTTTGTGGGGCTTGCCGTGAATCACCAGATCACTGACGACCTGATAGAAGCCCAGTTTGACCAGCATCTCCATCTGGGGCCGCCGGGTATATTCCGCCAGGCAGCGGATAAGATACGCCACCCGGAAGGGCTGATCTTCCCAGTCCAGCCCGCCCACAAAACCGCCGTACTCCTGATCGAACCACTGCCCGTACTGGCAGTACCGCATGGAGCTCTTTGCGATGTTCTCCACGCCTATGGGCCAGTAAGCAGTCTCCGCCTCATATGGCTTGCGCTGGAAGGGAGCTGTGATCCGGTCCATCCGCTCCCACTTGCCGGATGGATACCACATCTCGCCAAACCAGGAAAAAGCCTTAATTTTCCACCCGGCCCGTCGGCCCGGAGCGAAGGCGTACCGCCGGAAGGGCTCAAAGTGGATGTAGCCGCCCAGGTCTTCCCAGTCGAACCGGCGGAAGACGTACCCTGCCTGGACCAGCAGCCAGTCATGATCGCGCCCGGCGCGATCAGATTCTGCGCGGCCGCTCGATGCGGCCGCCGCAGAATGGTGGTACGCGCTGATCTGCACCGCCCGCTCATGGGAGCGCAGATTCTCAAAATTCGTATATTTCCCCATTGCCAGCAGCGTCGCCCGCTGGCCGCAGTTGGGGCATTCGCAGACGCCTTTATGCTTGACCTTGAAGAAATCCGGATGGATCTCCCTGTCTACGGAAAAGCCCTCCATACAGCTGGTGCAGACGCACCGCCGGACGTTTTTCTCAACGGTCCTGAAAAATACCAACGGCTGAAAGAATTTCCGGGCCAGCGTCTCTTCCTCATCGCTGAGGAACTTGGGGAAAGCGGCAAACAGCTCCTTTTCCTCCTCCGGCGTGAG